TAGATTGGTCTACTTCAGTAAATTCTAAAGGTTGTAAGGTCGTAAAGTATAGATTTAAGCTAATATCATTGTAAGCTAGTATTTTGTCAAAGCTATCTATTAAAAGTTCCTGAAAAGGTCTAATAACTGTGTTATCCATTAATAAACTAGCAGTCTTAATTTCGTCTGCATTGTTTCCTAATCCTGATTGGTCTTTTATACCTAATAACATAGGGCTTACAATCCTATGAGCAACCATTATTTTTTTAGTTGATTCTTCAGAAAGGAATTGATATTGGTTATGTGCATCAGATAACTGAACAGGCGTTATTTCTGCTTGACTTTCTTTATTGTCGTTAAAAGCAAGTATGAATTTACCTGCATTGCTAGACCCACTAAACTTTTCAGCAATCTTATTTTCTATTAATTGCCTTTCCTGTTGGTTAGGGGTACCATTGTTAAAATTGATTAACATACTAGGACTCAAGCCATTAAGTATATTATTCAAATGATAGTTAGATACCTCTTCCTCAAGTTCTGCATATTGCAATCCACCTTGATAATCCACAGGAGAATAGTAATAAAACCCTGCCTTGTAAGGTTGTATGTATAATATCTCAATATTTTCCCTTGACAAACCAAATGCAGGTATTCTTAAAGGAACATCATTTCTTTTTATGTTTGCCCAATCTTTAAAATAATAATAAGCAGGAACATCTCCATCGTCATTACATTTTTCTGCCCTTAAAGTTTCAATAGGTAAGTGTTCTATCTGTGCAATAGTTTTTCTATCCTTAGAATAGATAATTTGAACTGCACATTGTCCCATTAATTTTAAATCGTAACATAATTTTCTTACTACATCTTTTTTAAACAAAGAAACCATTTGAGCATACTCATTTGGCTTAGCACTTGAATTAGTAGCATTTAATCCTTTTCCGTAAATAGCTTGACTGATTCCATTTATAGCAGCATTATTTGTTGGGCTACCATTATACCTATCAATTAAGTATTGAAAATAGTTATTATCAGCACCATATTCAATATAGTCTTTTCCTGATACTTCTTTAATTACAGGGCTTGTATAAGTGCTTAAATTCACAAAACCAAACTCTGATGTTTTTGATTTTTTTATAAACTGCCCTTTATTATTTCTTAATCTTGTTTTCATATTACTAAATAAGTATTATCATAACCATTATAATCTGAATATTCACCCAAGTTCAAATCGTAGTAATTATTATTTAATTGGTCAATATCTTGATTTGTGCAAAATATTCTGTCCTTGTAAATTATTTCTAAATCTGTTGTTTTTACTAAATTCTCTGCTTCTAAGAAACTTAATAAACAAGCACTATTTTCAAAAGTACCACCTGAAGAAATTACTCTTTTTTTAAATTCATCATAACTACCTTTTATGTGATATACCTCTAAATCATAAAATCTATTTTCTTTTAAATTAAAAATAGAAGATAAATCTAAATAATTTCCATTTACTGATGCACTTGGCAATATAATAGAAACTACATCATTCGTACTATCATCTCTTAATTTAATAGTAACACTCGTTTCATATACTCTAGGTATAATCTGTATCGTTTGCTCTATTGTAGACTTTGCTAATATAATCATTATTAATATAACGTAAAAAAATAAGTTATTTGTAAAATCATTAAAGCAAAAAAAAAGCATCCAATAAAGGATGCTCTAATTTTAACTAAATAATATAATTACGCAGTTGGGTCAATCTGTGTTGTACTAGGGGTTACTGCTGCGTTTAAGAAATAAGGTGCAGTTTCCTCTAATCCCTCAAAGGTTAAAGTGAAACCTGAAAGGTCTCCTGCAGCTGCTCCTGTAACCACAGTCCCTCCTGTGCATTCCATTCCATTTTCAAATCCACATAGGAAGTTGTTTCCGTAGTAATCTTGAACGATAATATAAGGTCTAGATACTGCTAAAGTTTGTAATTCAGCCTGCGTTTTAGCATCTAAATATGTTAAAGTCAAGTTTAAAGTTTGAGTATAAAAGGTTGTTCCGTTTTCTCTAGATGAGGTTACACTAGTTTCTAAACTAGAATTTCCTTTTACATCATATTCAAACCATACAGGCGCAGGGCTACCATTTGTGATAGTTGCTACTTTAGTTGTGCTATCTACTGCTATCGAAGCTATTGCCCCATAGTCTGCAAATAATACTTTTTTTATGCCTCCAAAGGCACTTTTACAAGGTATTTTTCTCCCTGTCGTTAATGTACAAGCCATTGTTTTTTATGATTTTAAAAAAAAAGGGCAAGTAGATAAATTCTACCTACCCTATTTTATTGGTTAATTAATTAATTATGCGTACTGAACTAAATCTTCTGCAACACCGAATTGTACTCCTGAAGAAAATCTCATTACCATTCTAACATTGTTAGACCCATCCAAATCTGCCATATCTAAAACCTTTACCTCGTTAGAATTGTTCAATAATCCCGTACCGAAATATAGGTTGCTACGTTGTGCAACATACATTTTGTTGTCTGACATTCCCGGACATACAAAAATCTTAACTCCATTCACAGTTAAAGACCCATTGTTCCACCATTGTGTTCCCATATTAGCAACACCATTTGCTCCTAATCCACTTGCTCCAAATCCACCTAATGCCTGAACATAAAGTTTTGCAGCTTTGCTACCGATGTAGATAAATAAATCTTCTTTTCCATAAAGTGAAGATGGAATTGCATTTACTACTTTAGACAATTCAGCAATAATATTTGCTGCAGTTAATGTAGTTTTAGTAATTTTTTGTGATGCAGGAATGCTACTTGCAGCTGCTAAAATTATTTTTTCAAATCCATCAAATGAATTGTTTGAACTTGCAGCAGTATTTCCTTGCCAAATACAAAGTTCTGTATTTTGTGCTACTTCAGCAGCAACGTGAGCAATCATAAAGTCTGAAAATTTAGGAGGTAAAGTTTGACCTAAACCGAATCCCATTTGCTGAGATTCCCAATCATCTACAAATGATTTTTTACATAATTGTAAGTTCACTTGTAATTCTTTTGGCTCAATAATTCTTTCTGTTAATGTAACAGAAGATGTAGGAGTAAAATCACATCCTGCAGCAGTTACTAAAGACCCTGTTGCTAATCTCTTAATTACTTCTTTGTAACTAATGTTAGCTTTTACAGTTAATCCACCATCATCGATAGTAGATGCTTTAAGTAATGCAGCTGCGATGTACTCTCCTGCAAATTCTCCTGCATAGGTAGAATTCACTGTGACTGATGTTGCAAGATTTGTTTTTCTTAAATTTGACATTTTTATTTATTTTAGTTTTTAATTTTTAATTTTACTTATTTGTTCCATAACTTTATCAAAAGTAGTATTGAATTTTCCTTTTGCAAATTCTACTTTATTAATTGTTTTTCCCTCAGATTCAGGATTGTGTTTAATTGGTTTTGCAGCAGCTTCTGATAATTCAGCTTTAACCTCTGCAGGAATTTCTTCTGAAAACTCCTCTTTTACAGTTCTTGACTTTAAAGGTGCTTGTACTTCATTTGACATTTCTTCTTCTTGCATTTTGCTTTCTTTGTCAGCCTTTAAGTCTGCAATCGCATCTTCTAGGTTTTGGATTCTTTTTTCCATTCCCTCCCAATCTGCAACATCTGCCATTTCTTCTTCTTTTTTTTCTTCTTCTTCTGCTAGGTCTTCAGTAATTTCTTCTCCCTCTTCTGTTTCCTTTGCAGGAACTTCATCAGATACTTCTCTAACATCTGCAATTTGTCCCTCTTCTTCAACTACAACTAATCTACCATCTTCAAGTAAATATTCTCCAACAGGCATTGCTACCTTTTCGTCATCAGTTACTATAAAGATTTCTTTTCCTTTCTCAAATGATTCTGCACTTACTATTGTACCATTTTCTAACTTGGTTTCTTCAAGTTTAACTTCAATATTTAGAAGTGTTTTAATTTGATTTAACATTTCGGTTGATTTCATATTATTTATATAACGATTATTAATTTAAATTTTGCATTTTCAATTTGTTCCTGTAACATTTCCTATGCCTTGCGCACCAATAGACCCATCACAACAATCTTTAGAATATGTATTGGTATCCCAACATAAACAAGCACGTGAACTTCCCTGAGGGCTTGTCCTACTGCCTATGTAAATGCCTTTGTTTTTTGGTCTATTTCTGTTCATCAGTTAAGATTTCAATTATTTTTAGTAATGTCTCTTTATCACTTTGAATTGACATATCTTCTTTAATTTCTTCTTTAGGCGATTCCATTTTGTCTGCAAAATAACCCTCAATAGAAAAACCTTTAACTTTATTTGTTCTAACGTATTCATTCCAAATTTCTTCATTATTAACTTTTACTGCTCCCATCCAAGTTCCAACAGGCACATTCAATCCGTACTTTCTTGACTTGTCTTGTACCTCATCTTCAACTATCCAACTTTCTACCAATGTCAAACCTTTTAAATCTTTGGAGTGTTCTAAGGTTGAATTGTTTTGATAGCCATTTCTTAAATACATTTGTGATGCTTTA